ACCAGGCAAATATTATTATTCTCTGCCTGATTGGATTCCTGCTTTACAATTCTCATTCGTAGAAGCTGAATTATCTAACTTACATTTAAACAACATTGAGAATGGATTCTTACCATTAGTAATGTTGAATATGAATAATGGTATTCCAGCTCCTGAAGAAAGAGATACAATTGAAGACCTTATTGAAGCTAAATTCACTGGAACTAGAAATGCTGGTAGATTTATCGTAACATTCAATGATGACCCAGAAAGAAAACCAACTATTGATACAATCCAAACTGATAATCTGCATGATAAAACAAAATATGTTGCAGAATACGCACAAGATAGAATCCTAGTTGCACATAGAGTAACATCTCCATTATTATTCGGTATTAGAACTGTATCTAATGGATTTAGTTCACAATCAGAGGAAATGAAAACAGCTTACTCAATTCTTCAAACAATGACAATCGTTCCATTCCAAAACTTAATCATCAACTTCTTAGCAGAAGCATTTGATAAAGGTGGATACGAAGATTCTCAATTATACTTTGAACAATTAACTCCTTTAGTAATTCTTTCACAAACTGCCGAAGAAACTGGACAAACAACTGAGCAAGTACAAGAGCAAATTAACGAAGATGCTGAAAATCCTGCTGAGATTGAAGAAAATCCATCAGCAGTAGATGAAAACATAAATACTGAAACATTACAAATGAGTAATCCAAATTTCAGTAAGGAATACGAAATATATAAAAACTAATTAACGATATGGCATACGCACTATTCATAACACGCAACGATATTATAAAGAACACACCATTACAGGGTTCTATTGATGCGGATAGATTATTAAACTTTGTAAGAACTGCACAAGACAAATACATTTTGAACTTGTTAGGTACTGTTCTATTTGATTACTTACAAGCACAAATAGTTGCAGGTACATTCTCACAAAGAAATGTATATTATCAAGACCTGATGAATGACCATATCAAACCTACACTAATTTGGTACTCTGTGGTTGAATATCTTCCATTCTCTGGTATCCAATTCAAAAGTGAGGGTGCAGTTAAGCACGAAACAGAAACGGCTAAATCAGTAAGCAAAAACGAAGTAGATTATCTTCTACAAAAAGCTATGAACAATGCTGATTACTACGCAACAAGAATGCAAAACTATTTAATATCATATTCTAATCAAATACCTGAATACTACGAATCAGTTGGTAATCAGACACAAATTTATCCTGATATGGGTAACGCATACTTTGGTGGAATAAACTTATAATATATGGCAACAATAGTAAATAATTTAGGTACTAATTACGTTTTATATTACAATGTAATTAACTACTTCAAAACAATAATGAGTAATCACCCAAGCATTCAAAGAGTGACTTATGGTGATAATTGGGGATTGGATAGTGATGAATTTCCACAATATCCAATTGGTAATGTTTTGATAACAAACACTAGATTTCAAGAAAAAGTACTTCATTATACAGTACAACTTACTATTGCCGATAAAGTTAAGTTAAAAAACGATGAAAGTATTGGTAGTTCTAATAGTGAAACAATTCCTTTTTATGGAAGTGATGACACAGTTGATATTCATGCAAACACTCTATCAATACTAAATGACCTTCTATCTTTTACAAGAAATGGTACTGATGCATTTGATATAATGTCTGACCCATTGGCTGTACCATTTAAGAACGAATTTCCAAATGCTTTAGCAGGTTGGGTTTGTACATTTGATTTAGAATTATTCAATCAGCAAAATATTTGTTTATATCCTAACTTATTAGGTACTGAATTGGATATTAAAGGTGTACAAACTGATTGCTAATGGATACATACAAACAATTAAAAGATATTGCTGTAACATACGCCAGATTAGCTGGTGTTTATATGACAAACGGTCAGTATTTTAAACGTGCTTACATAACTGGTAATCTACAAAATAGAGTAGTAAGTTATAACGATGTAAGTAGAATGTTAAAGGACCAATCTGAAGGAAAGGTTGTATTGGCATTGAACTATGCACCGCCTGGCGCTGAGTATGGTTACTTTGTGCATGAGGGAAAAGGTACATCAGCAAAATACGGTCCAAGAAGATATTCGGAAGTTGCTGCAAATGATGTAGAAGTTAAGATGAAGATAGATGCATTCGTAAAAGCTCAAATAGATAAGAAGGTAGAAGATATAGCTAAAGAGATAGAAGTACAACTGAAAGGATTCTCTAAAAAGTAACCATCCGATATTTTTTCTTCCTAAAAGGTTAAATTAATAAAAGATTTTAGATGGCCTTATCATATAACCAATATCCAGCTACGTGTTCATTGGCACAATCACCAACGGTATTTACATTATCGGAGAGTGGACAAGTGTACACATCAGCATCATTCCAGTACTATTTAGACCTATATTATTGGAGTGGAACACCTAATAATTCAGGCTCAGTAGCAAATTACACATTAGTAAAATACCCAAATATTAGTAGTGTTGGTATTTTTGATGTAAGTAAAATTCTAAATTCAACACTAACTGGTTCAGTAGAAGGTACACCATCAAATATAAAATATTATAAAGTAGATGGTTATTTCAGATACCTTTCAGGTTCAGTTTATGTGACAAGTTCGCATGTTGAAAGTGGTGTTTACAAAGCATTAGATGGATATGCAATATTTGATGAACCTATTGGACAGCAAATTACATCCAAATCTATACATTGGCCATTGATGACTGATGGACCGGCTTCACAATCGGTTTTAGCAGAAGATACTGGATTTGCTGGAGTATATGTTGGAACAACTGGTGGAACTCAACCAAACAAATTAGTTTATTCAGGTTCTTTAGGTAATGCTACATTCACATTAAGTGGAAGTATATCTTCTTCGCAGCAAGTTCAACAATACCCAATAGCACCACAGGCAGCAGGCTTCCCGCTAAGCACATTATCAGATTGGTATTCTATTCAAGCATTCAATAATAGTACCGCATTAGGGACGCCTGTGTATTACAGCGTAGTTTGTAAGCAAAAGTATCCAAATGTAAGAATTAAGTGGAAGAATAGATACGGACAATTTGATTGGTTCTCATTCTATATGGTGAACAAACAATCATTTAGTACAACAAAGAGAAGCTATCAGCCACAATTAGGAACGTGGACAGGAACAACGCTTCAATACACACAATACGATAGTTCAAACTTAAATTATATTGTAGATTCAAAACAATCTATTTCGGTTAATACTGATTGGGTTGATGAAAGCTATAACGAAATATTCAAACAATTGTTAGTTTCAGAAGAAATATATTGGGTGAAATCATCTACTGACTTATTACCACTTACAATTAATACGGAAAGTGTGACATTTAAAACTGGTGTAGTTGATAAGGTTATTCAATACGGATTTGATTTTGATTTTGGACAAGGTTATAAACTTATATTATAATGGGAGTATTAAGTACACAAGGTATATCATTTCAACTGGTTGCAGAAGGACAAATCTTAGACCTATTTAAAGATGAAGATATTTTATTATCAGATAATGTTACAGGCTTGTTTGATTTGGGGATTATTCCTGCCGATTTTACACGTCAGATTACGTTACCAGGAACGAAAACGAATAATGCTTTCTTTGAGCATGTTTATGATATTAGTGTACAGTCTCCAGATACTTTTGCTACAAATATTAAAGTTCCTGCCTATTTAGATTTTGGTGGAAACTATTTAGCACAAGGTTATCTACAATTAAATAAAGTAAATCTACTTGCAAACAAATTTATTGACTCGTATGAAGTTACCATATACGGAGCTATTTCCTCTTTTGCTCGTGAGATTAATAGAAGTTATCTAACTGATTTAACTTCTCTAAACATATACAATCATACATCATCTTATAACAATATTTCAGCAAGTTGGACTGGTGATTTATTCTCAGGCTCAATTGTATATCCTTTTGCAGAATATGGACAAAGATTAGAATTTACAAAGGGTGCTCTTAATCAGTTTGGTGTAGATGATGTGGATGGTGCACTTAGTACGCAAGATTTTAAACCAGCTATTAAAGCAAAATTAGTTTGGGATGCAATATTCAATCAAGCAGGCTATACATACTCATCATCATTTATAGATAATGGTGGATTAGATGAAATTTATTTAGTATGTAATAGAGCACTTCGTTATCCAGTTTATAGTGATGTTAATTTAGAAACATACGGAGTTGTTAAAGTTGGAGCTATTGTTGGTACTGGTATGACAGATGTACAATTACCTGCAGATACTTTCGTTACTCTGCCTTGGTATAATAAATTAGAAGACCCACAAAACTTTTATAATAATGGTGCAT